AAACTTCGTGTTCTTCGAGAATCTTATTCAAATCTGCCATATTCATTTTTATCTCCTGCCCGTAAGCTGGGCTGCTGAACGTTAAATAAGACTTCTGCGCTTAATCTCTGGCAGTGGATGGCCGCCGGTTGTCATAAATGGGCAGACTCGAAAATCTGCCTATGTATGGCCGATAAAAAACCCGCCGGAGCGGGTTACTTGATGAGTGATGTTGCGTATTCGAGGAGATATAGCTTCGGAGCCAGCCAGATTTTTAGCCAGTCAAAGTTGAACCAGAATCCGACAAACATAATGATTGAGGTCAATGCTCCACTGGTTATGTACAAAAAGGCTAAGAAATCAGCACCTGAGTATCCTTCAGCTACATTCCAGGCTTTCTTAACCGTTAGCAAGAACCCCATCACCGTTAGAATCGCTATCAACTGAAATAGCAGGCTGCTTACTGCATTCCATATCAGCAACTGATGGATCACATCCGGAATCTGTGCCTGACTGAATGCTACAGCACTATCAATGCCGTCAGCTGCCTTCTGTAGCAACTCAACGAGTATTTTATTGGCTTGTTCGTTCATGTTTTCCCTCTGTCGTTACCCGCTGATGCGGGAGAAATGCTTTGGTGGTGTGGAAGTTCGCGCCCCGCAAGTCTCTGCGAATATTGACCTTGCCGCTTCCAGGCTGTGCCTAAAGCACCTTCCACACCCCAAAACATTCCTGTTAATACCGGGATATTTATCCGCGCCCGGCGCGCGCTCCCTTGCTTTCCACAGTCAAAGGAATGCCGTAGACTGATGTTTCCACAGTCAAAATAAGGAATTAGTTATGTCTGAGTTTTCAATGGTTAAAGTCATTGAAGATTTGAACGAAAGGGTTACAAAACTGAGTGCGGAAAACCTGGCTTTTCAACAGGCCATCACCGCGATCATTGCGACAATGCCTCCTGAGCAATCATCCGCAGCCAAAAGACACCTCGAAGAGGTGATCAGTTTTGTTGAGAAGGGCGGATCATCAGCCGCTGTTGAGATGCTTGCAGTTCAGAAACCAATTTATCAGATGCTTTTTTTGCATGCCAAATAGCCTCTAACTGCACTGCATACATCCCTGCCTGCTGGCGAATCAATGCGCTGGCAGGCTCATTAGTAAAGCCATTCATATTTACCTCTCTTTGTTTACCGTCAGCCCCTCGCAAAGAGCTGCTGGTAAACCTTTAGTTCCAGCTGGTCACGCCAACGCTCTCACGTCCGCTTCACCCTTCGCGCTCCCCGTCACCTGCTGAAATTCAAGTGGCGGCTCTAAGCGGTCATCTAACTCCACTTCGCCGCTGGCTAACTTCGCTCAGCTGTCGATGTTTCGTTTTGATGGATTAACAATAGCTAAAGCGATTATTGTAGTCAATCGCCAAAACGATATTAACGATAGCTAAAGTTATATGTATGTGATTTATAAAGTGATTTAGTTAGAAAAAAATTTCGTGATATGCTGAAAAAAGCGGAGGGAAAAGTAATGGAAATGAAAGAGTGGGTAAATAAACTGCGCTGTCTATCACCTGAGCAGCTTGTTCAGGCGCATTTTGGATTACAAGAGAAAATTAAGAAGCATTACAAGTTAAGAGCAAAAGGGAATAACCTGGAGAAGGCTAAACAACTATGCGAGCAAATGGTTGCTATGGCTGAATTAGTGTATCCGGCAATGAAAGCAATACACGAAAAGAAAGCATCGGAATACAGGAGGCTAACAGGGCAGGAGTCACCGGATAGATTTTACCCACCAACACATTATGGATATAAGCAGTTGATTGTAATAATGAAAAATGAAAAGAACCTTAATCGTGTTGCCGAACTTGAGGCAAAAAGATCAGCTGAAGGATGGCGGTCATAATAATCAACCAGGATTGCCGGGTTAAGCAAATCGTTTGTAGTCAATTGACTGCCTCAAAAGGACTTTAGCCATAACGTAGAAGGTATCTTCATCTCCAGCTTCAACGTACCACTTCTCATAAATGGAATTGTCAGATATCACTGCCAGGCGATCCCTTTGCATCTGTAGGCGCTTGACGTGAAGGGTGTTGCCAAACACGAAGACATAAACACCATCCCCATCAAAATGAGTAATTCCTGTATCGACAAAGATTTGATCTCCAGGCGAAATCGTACCATCCATACTGTCGCCATTGACTGTAATCACCTTCACGTGATTCGCTGGCCGGTTTCCAAACATGGCTCGCGCCTGTTCAGTGGTGTATTCAATTGCACGAATTGTTTCAATGAAGTCACTGGTTACCAGTGAGCCAGGACCAGCGCTGGCTTTAACGTCGAGAACATCCACGCGATAAAATCCATTATCAGAGGTTTTAACCTGGTATAGCGCAGATCGTTCATGCACGCCACTGACTTCCATTTCGCCTTCACCAGTTGATAGCCATTCTGGTCTTACGCCAAGAGCAGACGCTATCTCAACAGTCTTTCTCGAACCATTGGCATTGTTGAGTAACTTGAAAACACTCGACTGAGCCATGCCAACTTCTTTAGCCAACTTGCCTTGCGTGTACCCGGCACGTTTCATTGCATGCGCTAAACGATCTGAGAATCCCATAGTCACCTCTGTTAACAGTTCCCTTTAATCGTATCGCTAAGGCGATTACTAATCAAAAAATCGCATAGGCGATTGACATTCGATTAAGCGATATCCATAATCACTAAAAATTGATAGCCGAGGTGATTATGAAAAACCCCGCAGTAGAAAAAGCGATTTCCATCGCTGGTAGCCAGAAAGAGCTGGCAAAACGTTGTGGAAAAGCACAATCAACGATCTGCGACTGGCTCAACGGAAAGAAGCGAATTTCCCCTGAGCATGTCCCTGATCTCGTTAACGCAGTCGCTGGTGAAATCAAGGATTACGAATTCCGTCCTGACCTGCCTGCGCTGTTCCCGCACCCAGAACTCACGCCGCCTAATCGGCGGCCCTAACCACGAAAGGGAAAGCAATGCATTCACTTGCGTATCAACACAATACCGGAATACACCCAGGGGCGATGATAAACCGCGCTCAACCTAAGGCGGCGCCAGACCACGAAAAGATCCGCGATGCGGTTCGGGCATGGTCGTCTGCACTAGACAATCAGGACGTCGTTTCGGCTCTGATCATCAACGAATACCGGGAGCAGGGCGGGACCGCCATCAGCTTCCCGGAAGACATTAGCCGTGCCCGTCAGAAGCTGTTCCGCTTCCTGGATAACGCATTCGACACGGAGCGCTATCGCGAGAACATTCGCGAATTGACGCCAGCAATCATGTCGGTTTTACCGCTGGAATTTCGTGGGCGCCTTGCCGGAGAAGACAGTTTTATGTCTCGTCTTGCAGCAATGGAAAAGGAACTTAGCGAAGCCAAGCGAGCAGTGATGCTTAACGCACCAAAACATCAGAAGTTAAAGGAATTGAGTGAGGGGATCGTATCGGTATTTCGGGTTGACCCTGATCTGGCCGGTCCACTGATGGCAATGGTCACTTCAATGATGGGGATGATGTGATGGAAGGAATCAAGAAAGGCGAAAGCCGCGCTGTAGGTAGCAGCAACGGCTCTCAAAACACTGTGTTACGTCAACAACACTTAACCAGATAAATAACGAGGTAAGTATGTCAGGAATAATTACGATAGACAACAACCTTATCAGCAGCTCTGAGCTACTTGCGATCATAAATAATGCTCGAGCAGAGCATGCTGAAAATCCGGTACGTCATAACGATTTTGTCCAGCGTGTGCTTGATGAGCTTGATGGCGAGCACTACGAAAGTTTCGTAGTGACCAATCCGAACGGCACAAAGTCTTATCAGCTTCGTCTCACTAACGATCAGTGCGTACTTGTGGGTATGCGTGAGTCTAAGGCTGTTCGCCGTACTGTGCTTTCCAAACTGAAAGAGAAGGTTACGCCGTCACTACCTCAGACTCTGCCGGAAGCACTGCGTCTGGCTGCCGATCTGGCAGAAGAAAAACTTCAGCTTGAAAACCAGCTTTCCATTGCGGCGCCGAAGGCTCAGTTCGTTGACAGTTACGTAAATGCGTCAGGATCACTCGGATTTCGTGAGACCTGCAAACTATTGCACATCAAAGAAAATCTCTTCCGTCAGTTTCTGCTTGAAAACGAAATCATGTATCTCCTTGCCGGGAAACTGACCCCTTACGCGCAGCATATCGACGCCGGACGATTCACCGTTAAAACAGGTGAAAACCAGCTTACCGGACATGCGTTTACTCAGAATAAATTCACACCTAAAGGCATTCAGTGGATCGCCGGATTGTGGGCTGCCCAGCAGGTTAAGGAGCGTGCAGCATGACAACGGCGACCGTCTATGACTTAAACGCCGCAAGGCAACTCAGGAGCAACAGGATGGAAAACCAGAAGTCTGGTTACATCCCGTTGTACCGGAGCGTGCTTAAGCAGCCATGGGCGAAGGATGTATACCTTCGCACGCTGTGGGAGAACCTGCTTATGAGCGCAGCCAGACAACCCTATACGGCCTCTTTTAAGGGGCATAAATGGCCTCTGCTTCCCGGTCAACTGGTAGTAACTGCATCCGATTTGGGTCTTCAGCTTTGTGACAGAAAAGGAGTTCCAACAAGCAGGGATTCTGTTGAGCGAATGCTGTCTGTTTTTGTCCGCGAAGGGATGATCACCATCACTGGAGAGAAGCGAAAAGGCAGGGTGATCACTATCACAAATTATGCTGAATATGCTCAAAAAATGGACAATTTACCCGCACATACATCCGCACATACAGGCGCACATGACGAAGCCAGTAATGGCGCGGGTTCAGATGGGTATTCCGCACATAAGGCCGCACAATTCCCCGCACATCATGAACAAGAAGGTAATAACAAGAATATAAATAACTCTTCGTCCGAGAATTCTGACGAATCCTCAGACAAGCCAGATAAAAAACTTCCCGTCCTGAAACCTGACGCTGCGATCCAGAGTGGCACCAAGTGGGGTACATCCGAAGACCTCCGTTGTGCTGAATGGCTTTTCACGGTTGTTCAGGGGATTTCCAGTTCTGCCAAAAAACCAAACTACGCCGCATGGGCCAACGATGTCCGTCTGATGAGGGAGCGGGACAATCGCACTCACAAGGAGATTGCCACGCTGTTCAAGTGGGCCTGTGAGGATAATTTCTGGAAAGGCAATGTCCTGTGTCCGGCTACGCTGCGCGAAAAGTGGACTCAACTTGATATCAAGCGGAACAAGCAAGCCACAGGAACTACGTCTGAAAAACCGAAAGTCTCCATCACAAATACCGACTGGATCTACTGGGTGAAGCTATGAAAAGCCTTGCAGAGCAGATGCATGACTTCGACCGAGAACAAATGCGACTTATGGCGCACAACCTCCCGGCGCATCACAACGAGCCGCAGGAAGTGGAGCAGGTAGCGCAGATCATCAACGGGTTATTTTCCCAGCTTCTCGCTGCGTTCCCGGCAGGCATGGCTAACCGTGACCAGCATGAGATAGACGAAATCCGCCGTCAGTGGGTCATGGCTTTCATGGAAAACGGAATCACCTCAATGACTCAGGTTGACGCAGGTATGCGCGTTGCCCGCCGACAGGAGCGCCCGTTTCTGCCTTCTCCTGGTCAGTTTGTCACCTGGTGCAAAGTCGAAGAGGCTGCGGCAGCCGGATTGCCAGACGCTCACGAGCTGGTTGATCTGATTTACGAATACTGTCGGACTCGCGGGCTTTACCCGGATGCAGAGTCATACCCATGGCAGTCAAACGCCCATTACTGGCTGGTAACGACGCTCTACGCGAACATGCGCGCCAACGCTCTCAGCGATACAGAGCTTCGCCGTAAAGCTGCAGATGAGCTTTCTGTCATGGCTGATCGCATTCGTCGCGGTGAAACAATCCCGGCGCCTGTTAAGCAACTGCCAGTGCTCGGCGGGAAACCTCTTTCGCGAGCTAAGTCGCTGGCGAAGATTGCAGAAATCCGTGCCAGACATGGCCTTGGGGGAAAGCGTTAATGGACACCTTAAAACAACGAATTTTCGATTACGTCAAAGTTCATCATCCGGTTCGCCGCGTCGATCTGTGCAAGGCCATTGGCATTTCCGGTAAAGCGCTTGACCGTGAAATTTCAGTACTCAAATCGACGGGCATGATTCATAGCGCCGCTGGTTTTGGCTACTTCCCCGGACTTGCAGCTTACGAAGCGTGGAAGAAAGGCGAGGGTGCTGTGAAGCTGCAAATCAGGGGCATGAAAGGCGGGTTATCAAGCGCTGAGTCTCGCCGTGAAAGCCTGAGCACATACCCGTCACGCATTGTCGATCTGCTGTCTGGCGGCGTTACGGATGACAACAGTGACTTCATCGCCACCGCCAACCCCGCCACCGTGCTGGCGTTGCTGTATGAGCTGGAAGCCGCAGAAAAAACATCAGCAGCACGACTTGAAGCTCTCGACCGAATTCACAAGATGTTCCAGCGAGAAAAATACCGAGTTGAAGCCGCAGAGAAGCGCATCACCGAACTACAGAGTGAGAATGAATATATTCGCAAGCGTTTTAAAGAAGTCGATCTGCTGCTTGGTAAAAATTTGCTGGTCATGAAGGCTGCAATTATCGAATGGCAGGGAACTGGCGACGCTAAGAACGGCCTGGCATGGATTTACAACACGCTGTTTGGTCCCGGTGAACTACCCAGCGAGGATGAGAAAGACGCTCAGGCATATTTTGACCGGGAATACGAGCCACTCGACAAAGAGCTGATGGAACTGCACCGGTGGTTTTGGGAACAAAGCGAGGCTGAACGTGCCGCCGCTGGCATCGGCAAGGGG